GAATCTGCCCGTATGAAAGCTAAAAGACGTTCCTTCAAAGCTAGACACGGTAAGAATATAAAGAAGGGTAAGATGTCGGCAGCTTACTGGGCAGATAAAGTAAAATGGTAAAAGAGAAAAAACTTACAGAGCGTCAAAAAAGCACGTTAAAGAAACATTCAGTGCATCATACATCTAAACATATGACTATGATGCGTAAGTTAATGAAGGGCGGTAGCACTTTTACAGCAGCCCATAAAGAAGCCATGAAGAAAGTAGGGAAGTAATGGAACACAACCCTGAATCTATAAAGCCTATTATAGACGGGGTATCTGCGACTCTAGGGGTTGGAGTGTTTTTTGGGTATATTCAGGCATTAGTTGGAGTCTTTACAATTGTATGGTTTGCTATCCGTATATGGGAAACTAAAACCGTGCAGAGTTTAGTTAATAAAAATAAGGAGTAGTTATGCCGGGTGCTAAGTATAGTCCAAAACAAATGAAGATAGCTAGGGTAGCAGAACCAAGAAATCAAATTACAGGAGAGGATTTTAAAATGATGAAGAAAATGATGGGTGGTGGTATGACCATGAAAAAGATGATGGGTGGTGGTATGACCATGAAAGATAAAAAGAAAATGATGGGCTACATGTACGGGGGTAAAGTAAAGAAAATGATGGGCGGTGGTATGGCTATGAAGGATAAAAAGAAAATGATGGGTGGTGGTAAAGTCATGAAGTATAGTATGGGTGGTAAAATAGATGGCATTGCTCTAAGAGGCAAAACTAGGGGAAGGAATAGATAGTGGCTAAAACAAGCAGAAGAAAAAGATCAAAATGGAGAAAGAAACAAATAGACATCTATAATAAAAAATACCCCAAAGGGACACCCGAAGACGAGTTATATGGTGGGGATTTAATAGATTTAAATAAAAGCTGGATGTTTAGAAGATTTAAAGAGGGCGGTAAAGTCATGAAGTATAGTAAGGGCGGTAAAATAGATGGTGTTGCTCTAAGAGGCAAAACTAGGGGAAGGAGTATATAGTGGCTACTAGTGGCACAGCAGCGTTTAACCCAGACATAGCGGAGATATGCGAAGAGGCATTTGAACGCTGTGGGTTAGAGATGCGTAGTGGTTATGATTTAAGAACTGCTAGACGTAGCCTTAATATAATGTCTGCTGAATGGTCTAATAGAGGGTTAAACCTATGGACTGTAGCAGAAGGCACAGTATCTATAACGGCTGGCACTGCTACTTATACGTTACCATCAGATACTATAGATTTGTTAGAGCATGTTATTCGTACAGGTTCAGGCTCAACACAGTCAGATCAATCCCTTACCCGTATTTCAGGCTCTACTTATGCTACACTGACATCTAAAAATAGTGAGGGAAAGCCTGTACAGATTTATGTGGATAGACAAGCAACTCCAACAGTTACGCTCTGGCCTGTGCCAGACTCCGCATCTACTTACACATTGGTGTATTGGCGTATTCGCAGGATTGAAGATGTTGGTGCTGCTGCTTCTAACACTTATGACGCTCCTAGTCGTTTCATCCCTCCTTTGGTTGCAGGGCTTGCTTATCAAATAGCATTAAAACGACCAGAAGTAGACCTTAACAGAGTGGCATTATTAAAAGCTGCATATGAAGAACAATTTACCCTAGCCGCAGATGAAGATAGGAGTAAAGCTTCAGTACAGTTTGTGCCTAGTATAAGTTCAATATAGGAGAAAATTATGAAAGAAAAGACTGTGTATCAACAACCTAAAAACGTACCTGTGCCTGATTTTGCAGGGTATCCAAACAATATTCCTTCAACACAGACCATTCCGATGAAAGGAAAAGGAGCTTCTACTAGAGGGAATAAAGTAAGTAAAAGATTAGCGTAAGTATGCCTAAATACGCTACAGGAAAGCATGCTTTTGGGTTTTGTGATCGGACAGGGTTTAGATATAAACTCAAGGATTTAAAGCATGAGTATAGTGCGGGGGTGCGTACAGGGCTTAGAGTTGGCAAAGATGTTTTTGACAAAGATCACCCACAGAATTTTTTGGGTAGGTACAAAATAAGTGACCCGCAAGCGTTAAAAGACCCTAGGCCAACAGGAGCTATAGCAGGTAGAGGGGCTTTTGGTTGGAATCCTGTAGGGGATGGTAATTTAAGTTTATCTGGAACAGTTAGCACACAAATGAGTTCTGGAGTAGGAACAGTAACGGTGACAGTATCATGAGTCCAATAGACGATATAGGTAGTGAATTAGATGATGTAAATACACCGGAAAACTTAGGGATGCCCGGTTTTGGTGTAGATTTGCCGGGTATTGGTAGTAAACCTATTTCGTCTATACAAACTCCTATACAACCTCCACCTGTAATAGTTGATCCTATAGAACAACCCCCACAGCAACCACAACAACCACAGCAACCACAATCTGTACAGCAACGTCAGCAATTTAATCCATATAACTATTTGATGCAGCAATTCCAAAGTTATATGAGACCACCTCAATACTCTCCTTTTGGGTATGGTGGTAGAAGTATGTATGGATTAGGCTCTTATGGAATGTCTCCTATGATGGGGTATGGCGGTGGTTATGGCGGTGGTTTTAACAACTCACCTTTTGGCGGTGGGTTAATGTCTTTATTTAGCGGATATATGCGATGAATTACACAGAACTTAAGCAAGCTATTCAGGATTACACAGAGAATGCTGAAACTACGTTTGTAAATAATTTAGATTCTTTTATTAAGCAAGCAGAAAGACGTATATATAATGAGGTACAGTTGCCTGTACTTCGTAAAAACTCTACGGGACTTACAGCTTCAGGAAACACTTATTTACAGTTACCAGATGATTTTTTAGCTGCGTATTCTTTGGCAGTTATAAATAGTGGGGCATATTCTTATTTAATAAATAAGGATGTAAACTGGATACGAGAGGCATACAACAGCACTTCTACTACTGGATTACCTAAATATTATTCTTTGTTTGATGACGATACTATATTAATGGCTCCAGTGCCTGATGCTGCATATTCTCTTGAATTACATTATTACTATATGCCTACATCTATTGTTACAGCAACAACCACATGGTTAGGAACTAATTACGATCAAGTTTTATTGTATGGTTGTTTACTAGAGGCATATACTTTTATGAAGGGCGATCCAGACCTTTTGACTTTGTATAAAGAACGATATGCGGATGGTATGCGTCAGTTAAAGATGTTAGGAGATGGTAAAGATAGACGAGATGCCTATAGATCAGGGCAAGTTAGATACGAGGTAACTTAATGTTTAGTGAGGTTTTAAACGGTAGCGTTGGAAATGTAACAGTAAATGCAACTTCTAATAGGGGGCTAACCCCTGAAGAGCTTACAGAAATGGCTATCTCCAATATAATATATGTGGGGAAAGACGCACCAAAACCTCTACAAGATCAAGCTATGGCCTATCAAAATAGGCTAAAACAAGTTATATTACACTATTTGAAACAAGCAGTTAAAAGTGATAGAACTACTTTGGTAAATAAGTTAAATAACGCTGGACATACAGATGCAGCAGAAATTATCAGGAGACTTTAATGGCAATTACACAAGCAGTATGTAACAGCTTCAAAAAAGAACTTTTAGTCGGGGCTCACGATTTTGATGCGTCTTCGGGGGATACTTTTAAATTAGCTTTATATACATCAAGTGCTAGTTTAAGTGCAAGCACTACAGCATTTACTACTTCTAACGAAGTTTCAGGTACTAACTATTCGTCAGGAGGGGCTAGTTTAACTTCTATAGACCCCGCTTTAGATAGTAGTACGGCTGTATGTGATTTTAGTAACTTAACTTTTTCGACAGTAACAATTACAGCTCGTGGGGCGATGATATACAACTCCACGCCTAATACTACATCTGCTTCACTAACTAATCCTGCATGTGTCATATTAAACTTTGGCAGTGATATTACAGCTACAGCAGGAGACTTTACAATTACCTTTCCAGCTGCAGGTGCATCTACAGCTATAATAAGGTTAGCCTAGGAGATGATAGATGGCGTTTGTATTAGCAGACAGAGTTAGGGAGACTACAACTACTACAGGAACCGGAACTATAACTCTAGGTGGGGCAGCTCAATCGTATCAAACTTTTGCTTCTGCCATAGGAAACACTAATACTACTTACTACGCTATAGCCCACCAAAATGCTAATGAATTTGAGGTAGGGTTAGGCACAGTATCAACTTCTGGTTCAAATACTTTAGCTAGAACTACAGTATTAAAATCAAGTAACTCTAATAGTGCTGTAGATTTTTCTGCAGGAACTAAAGATGTATTTGTTACGTATCCTTCAGAAAAGGCGGTTACTACTAGTGATGCCCAAACTCTTACTAACAAGACTATTGACGCAAGTCAGCTATCAGGCACTGTAGCAAATGCTAGATTGGATGCTCAATTACAAGATGTAGCAGGATTAGCTGTCACTAATGGTAATTTTATCGTAGGTGATGGTAGTAATTTTGTAGCGGAAACAGGAGCGACTGCTAGGACTTCTCTAGGCTTAGGCACAGCGGCAGTTCTGGATACTGGTATATCTAACACTAATGTAGCTAAATTTACGTCTGGTGTAGCAGATGACGATTTTCTTAGAGTAGATGGGGTATCTATAGAGGGTAGGAGTGCTTCTGAAGTTTTAAGTGATATCGGAGCCCAAGCGTCTGATGCCCAACTAACGGATGTAGCGGGATTGGCGGTAACGAACGGTAATTTTATTGTTGGTGACGGCAGTAATTTTGTAGCAGAATCGGGAGCAACTGCACGAACATCTTTAGGGTTGGGAACGGCAGCAGTATTAGATACGGGAATATCTAACACAAATGTAGCTAAATTTACGTCCGGTGTGGCAGATAATGATTTTCTTAGGGTAGATGGGACAGATATAGAGGGAAGGTCTGCTAGTGAGGTGCTGTCAGACATTGGGGCTCAAGCGTCAGATGCCCAGTTAACTGATGTGGCGGGGTTAGCAGTTACAGATGGTAATTTTATCGTAGGTGATGGTAGTAATTTTGTAGCTGAATCTGGGGCAACTGCACGAACATCTCTAGGTTTAGGGGTAGCAGCAACAAAAGCATATGAGGAGGGAACGTATACACCTGCAATTAGTTTTGGGGGTGGAACCACTGGAATAGGGTATTCAAACCAAGTAGGATTCTACACAAAGATTGGTAGACTATGCTTTGTAACGGTGCGTGTGACTTTAAGTTCAAAAGGAAGTTCAAGTGGTGTAGCTAATATCACTCTACCTTTTACGGCTGCGAATATAAATCAACCCGGAGCAGAACCGCTGAACTACGGTGCAAATTTTGGAATGGAAGAAAATGAGATAACTATTGGTGCTAATCAAAACGCTGCTTCTGCTTTATTTTTTACAACAGATGGAGGAAGTAGTTTGACGGATTCACTTTTTAATAATAACTCTGATTTTCAACTTAGTTTAGTATTTATGACAGCGTAAGGATTTTTTGATGAGTGTGACAGCGAGAGTGGTAGGAGAATTTAAAATTATTGAGATTAGCGAAGACACAGACGGTGCTATACATCGCAGAACAATATCTCCAGCTGACGATGTAAGTGCTGAGAGTGATGAGATAAG